AAAAGGACCGACATGGACCAGATGGAGACGCTGGCGACGCTGTGGCAGATCGCCAAGCGCGACGAAGACGCAGCCAAAGCCCGCCGCATCAAGATCGAAGAAGACATCCTCAAGCTGCACCCGGCGCGTGAGGAAGGAACCGAAACCTTCCAGACGAGCGCCGGGACGAAGATCAAGCTCACCGGCAAGGTCAGCTACAAAGCCGACATCGACAAACTCATCAGCCTCACAAGCTCTTGGCCCGATGTGATCCGGCCTTACAAGATCAAGACGGAAGCCGATGAGGCAAAGCTTAAGGCCATCCGCGCCGAGCGCCCCGACCTGTGGAAGACCATCGCCCAGGCGGTAGAGACGAAGCCCGCGAAGACCGGCGTAAGCATTGAGGCAAAAGAGTGATGGACGGCCCATCACTGCGCGACGCAGGCATCGCCCGCGTCATGGAATCAGCCGAGCCCTGGGCGCATGAGGTCGAGCGAGCCTTTCGCTACTGGCTTGCCGCAGAAGCTGAACCGCTCTTTACCTTTGAGCAGTTCCGCGTATGGGCCGAGGGAAACGGACTGGCCCAGCCGCACCACCCGAACGCATGGGGCGGCCTTACCAAGCGTTTCAAGGCTCTTGTTGAGCCTGTTGGATACGCCACCAGCGAGCGCCCGCAGGCGCATGCACGACTGACCCGAACCTACATCCGAAAGGCAAACCATGGCATTTAATCTCAAAGCAATCCGCAAGAACGAAGCACTCGCAGCGCCGCGCATCATGCTCTACGGTGTCGAGGGCATCGGCAAAACTACCTTTGCCGCCCAGGCACCGAAGCCCATTTTCATCTGCACGGAAGACGGCCTAGGCTCGCTCAAGGTTGACCACTTCCCACTCGCCACAAAGGCCAGCGATGTGCTGGACGCAATCGGCGCGCTCGTCACTGAGAGCCACGACTTCGGCACCGTGGTACTGGACAGCGTGGACTGGCTCGACAATCTCATCTGGGCTGATGTAGAGGCCACGCACGATGCCAAAGACCTCGCCTACGGCAAGGGCGCGGTGATCGTTGCGGAGAAGTGGCGCGAAGTCCTGTCGGGCCTGAACGCGCTTCGCAACGACAAGCAGATGGTGGTGATCTTGATTGCCCACACGCAGATCAAACGTTTCGACAGCCCCGAGGTCGAGCCGTATGACCGCTACCAGCCGAAGCTGCAAGAACGCAGCAACGCGATTCTGCGCGAGTGGGTCGATGCGGTGCTGTTTGCCAACTATAAGACCGTCATTAAGAAGGATGACGTCGGCTTCAACAAGACCAGCAATCGCGGCATCAGCACGGGCGAGCGTTTGCTGTTCTGCAACGAGCGCCCCGCCTACATGGCAAAGAATCGGTACTCCCTTCCCGACACCATCCCGATGTCGTGGGAGTCTTTCGCGCAGGCAATCGCCTGATTTTTAACTCAACGAGCATTCACCAATGGCAAAGTTCCAATTCAACGCATCCGAAGTCGAAGTCCCCGAAGCCCCCAGCTATGGCCCGCTCCCGCCTGGGGACTACGAGGTAATCGTCACCAAGACCGACATCCGGCAGACCAAGGCCGGAACCGGCGAGTACATCGCGGTTGAGTTCCAAGTCGTCGGCGGCGCTGGCAGTGGTCGCCGGCTCTGGTCGAATTACAACGTCGCCAACGCCAACAAGCAGGCCGAGGACATTGCGAAGCAGCAGTTTGCGGCGCTGTGTCAGGCGTGCGGCGTGAGCGACCTGGAGGACACCGACGAACTGCACGACATCCCGCTGATCGTGGCGGTGCAGATCGACAAGAAGGACGAAACGCGCAACAAGATCGTGGCCTACAAGGCAGCGTCCGCGCCGGCACCGAAGGCAGCGCCGAAGCCTGCAGCACCGGCTGGCGCACGGCCCTGGCAGCGTTGATGAAAGTGCAGAGTGATTCACTACCACGGCACCCCAATTACGCCTAAAGCCGCGTTGGATTCCATGGCGGGTGAACACTTCTGCATCAGTTACTTTCGTCCTGACAGCCTTAAAGTGTGCATGAAGATTGGGCAGTCACTCATGCTGGATAACGGCGCATTCTCTTGCAAGACAAGGGGTGTGCCGTTTGATCTGCACGGGTTTTATGAGTGGCTTGACCCAATCCTTGCACATCCGCATTGGGCGGTTGTGCCGGATGTCATTGATGGTTCTGTCGAGCAGCAGCGCGAGATGGTCAAGACCTGGCCTTATCCAAAGCAGTTCGGTATTCCTGTTTGGCATCTAGCACTGCCGATCAATTATTTGCTTGAGCTTTGCGATAAGTGGGGGCGCGTGTGCCTTGGCTCATCCGGCATGTACTGGCAGGTAGGTTCTGATGCTTGGTGCGCCAGGATGGATGAAGTGTTTAACACCTTGCATAAGACGTTTGGGGCTAGATTGCCGTGGACGCATGGTATGCGGATGCTTGGGCAAGGGGGCGAACGCTGGCCTTTGTCCAGCGCGGACAGCACCAATGTTGCTTTGAATCATGGTTATCAAACGGAATGCGCTGGGTGCATGGCAAAGCGCATCAACAAGGCGAACCCGCCTCATCAATGGAAGATGAAACCACAACAGGAGTCTTTATGCTTTGGATAGCAATCGCGGCCTATGCCGCCGCCATGACCATTGCCAATTTGAGTGTCGCCACGTTCGGCCCGAGCGTCACGCCGATCAACGCCTTCGTGCTGATCGGGCTTGATCTCGCGCTGCGCGATTGGCTGCATGTGCGCTTGAAGGTGTGGCAGATGGGTTCGCTTATCGCCGCAACGGGCGCGCTTACTTTTGTCCTAAACCCAGCTGCAGGTCAGATCGCCATCGCTTCGGCATGTGCCTTCACCGCAGCCGCGTTGGTGGATTGGAGCGCCTTCGCCAAGTTGCGCGGATCGTGGCTGTTTCGCGCCAACGGGTCGAACGTGGCTGGAGCTGCTGTGGATTCGCTGCTGTTCCCGACCATCGCATTTGGCGCGCTGATGCCGCACATCGTTGCCATGCAGTTTGTGGCAAAGGTCGCTGGCGGCGCGTTGTGGTCTTTGTTCTTCAACAGGTGGCCGGAAGCCCGGTGAGCGTCTGCTGTCTCCCTCCCGCAATAGCCCCAGGTTGCGCTGGGGCCACCTACCTACACACCAAGAGCCATGAAAATCCCCGAATCCCAACACACCACCGCAGCCGCAATTATCAAGTGGTACGAAAGCAAGCCGCAGGAAAACCGCCCGCACATGGGCGCATCCATCATCGGCCATGAGTGCGAGCGATACATCTGGAACACATGGCGCTGGGTGCTAAAGCCAGCGTTTGAGGGCCGCATGCTTCGCCTGTTTGATTCCGGCGTGCGGGCAGAGCCTCGCTTTGTTGAGGAACTGAAAGCCATCGGCGCGGAAGTGTGGGACCGCGACCCCGACACGGGCGACCAGTGGCGCGTGAGTGCCTGCAACGGGCACTTCGGCGGCAGCATGGATGCTGTGGCGCGTAAGCTGCCAGAAGCACCCAAGTCGCCCGCCATTGTTGAGATGAAGACGCACAACGACAAGTCATTCAATGACCTGTTGGGCAAAGGCGTGAAGGACAGCAAGCCACAGCATTACGTCCAGATGCAGACCTACATGGGGCTCATGCAGATTGACCGCGCCCTATACATGGCCGAGAACAAGAACACTTCTGCTGTGTATACCGAGTGGGTGCATTTTTATGAAGACATCTTTAAGGCAACGCTGCTCAAGGCGCAGCGCCTGATCGACAGCACCGAGCCACCTTCTCGCATCAGCGACGACCCGGCGTTTTTTATCTGCAAGATGTGCAGCTTCCATCCGGTATGCCACGGCACGCGGGCGGCTGAGATGAACTGCCGCACCTGTTGCCATGCCACGCCTGTTGTGAAAGGCGCATGGCAGTGCGGCGTGCATAACGCCACGCTGACAGACAAGCAGCAGGCTGCTGGATGCGAGCAGCACCTGATGATTCCGGCACTGGTGTCGTATGCCGAGCCGATTGATGGTGGCGAGAACTATGTGATCTATCGCCACCGCGAAAGCGGCGTGGAGTTCAGCAACGGCCCAGGCCCTGAGCCGCGTTTTAGCTCTAAGGATTTGCAGCATTGCCCCGCCTCGCTGTTGCCGCAGGTTGCGGAGGTCAAGGCTGTTTTTCCTGGCTCCAAGGTTGTCAGCGGAACCGTATTCGATGACATGGAAGACGATGATGTTGATGCGGCGCCGAGCAAGAAGGACTCGGCTGTTGTGCGAGAACAACGCAAGCGAGTGACGAAGACCATGCAGGCTCTGCGGGAGTTCAAGGGATGAAGGACTTTGAGGTTTTTAACGTGGGCGAACACATCTCGATGCAGACGCATGACCGCATCTGCACGGAACTGCGCGAGCAGATCAGGGCTTTGATTTTGGAGAACGAAACGCTACGACATAGGGTAAACACCGTTGACCGCAAAACGCACGCATTGAAAATCATCAGGCACTGGGCTGGACAGCCTGGGCAACTTGACGCAACGCATGTGAAAGAACTGATCGATGGACTCAAAGACTGATTCTTTGGAGGCGCGAGTAGGCGAGTTTCGCCCGCTGCGCGAACACTATGTACGCATCACCGCAGAGGGATGCGTGCATGAGCTTGACCTAAGGCTGCTGCAGCGTGCAGCGCCCGTGCATCGCAAATGCTGGGTGCGATGGGACGATGAAGTGAAGGATAAGACCTTCACGCGCCTTCGGCTGCGCCGCACGTTCGTCCTGGCTGACCGGGTAACCGGGACCGTGTTTAATGAAAAGACGGGCCGATGCTCGTCGGATTCTTTGAGGCTTGTATGAATAACCTGAGAGCAGCAGCCCAGCAGGCGCTGGAGGCGTTGGAAGACTACGAGCGGCACACCGGCTTTCGATCAACAGCAACCGACGCCCTGCGCGCCGCGCTGGCGCAGCAGGAGCAGGAGCAGGAGCCGGTGGCGTGGGGCTTGTTTGCCGAGACTGACGGCGAATGGCAGTTGCAGTATCCGGTGTTCGTGGGCGATGAGTTCGGCAAGCGGAACGCCGAGGCTGAAGCCGCAGCGTGCAACAGTCCGTTGCCGATAAAAGTGCGCCCACTCTACACCCACCCACCCCGCCGCGAGACGGAGCAGGAGCAGGAGCAGGAGCCGGTGGCGAAGTACAGCGACATCGTGAGCGACGGTGGCATGGACCCGCGCAACAACTTAGAACACCCACCCCGCCGCGAGAAGGAGCAGCAGGCCGACTACCCCGAAGAAAAGCTGCAAGCGGTAGCCGAGTACGTTTCCGATAAATACCATGTTTGGTACGGCGTCGCTGCCCGTGATGTGGAAGAAGTCCTGCGTCAGTCTGTGCGCTGTGGACTCGTGAGCGGCCCACCCCGCCGCGAGTGGCAGGGGCTGATGGAGGAGGAGATTGACGCATTGTTCCTTCCCAGCGGTTCAGTCATCCCTTTTTATCGGGCAATGGCCCGCGTTGTCGAGCAGGCGCTAAAGGAGCGAAACACATGAGCACACAACCCGAAGCCCTGCGGCTGGCTAATGATCTTGAGATTGATTACGCTGGGGAGGTTGTGGCATATAAAGCCGCCGCCGAACTGCGCCGGTTGCACGCAGAGAACGAACGGCTGACCAACCTCTGCTACGACTATACCTTCCAGATCACCGCGCTTCGTGCAGCGGAACAGATGCGCACTCGGATCGACGCAATGAAGGAGAGGAAGAAGAACCATGAATAAACAACCCGAAGCCCTGCGGCTGGCTGATGTTCTTGACCACGTAGAACTCCGTCCAAGTGACTACAAGGATGTGGATAAGGCAGCAGCCGAACTACGTCGATTGCATGAACTAAACGTAGACAAGACGGAAATCATCGCGGCATTAAGTGCGGTGAATCAGGAACTTCTGGAGGCGCTGCGCTGGATCGAGCGCCGCTGCCCCGCCCAACTTCTGCTGAAAGACCTTCACAGAATCCACATGGAAGCAGCGCATGACGCTGGTGCTTGTGCCCGCGCCGCAATCGCCAAAGCAGAAGGAGAACCGAAATGAGGCACACACCGGGACCGTGGCAAACAGACCAAGCGGAGCACGATGCACCGTATCAGGACATCCGCATTCATGCGGGTAAGGGCAGCATCTGCTGTGTGTGGATCGATGACGCACCGCTTCACGACTACAACGCAGAGCAGAGGGCCAACGCCCGCCTGATCGCCGCCGCGCCGGAGATGCTGGAGGCGTTGAAGCGCGCCCACACATGGCTGCAAGGCAGCGAACCGGGGCGAGCGCAGTACCTTGGTGAAGTCATCGCCAAAGCAGAAGGAGGACAGGGATGAGCGAGTACACGATAAGTGAGCCACCAAAGTACGTCGGAGGCTACCGTATCGGAGGCCCGCTTGGCGTGCAATTCAACCTGAGGACAAAGCCCAACTTGCTCCACCGCACGATGATGCGGCTATGCATGGGCTGGGAATGGGTGGATATGCCATGACCACATGGCACAAAGGCCCGCCGCCCAGCATCGGCTGGTGGCCTACGAGTGTGTGCAGGGGACGTTGCTCTCTGCGCTACTACAACGGCGAATGGTGGAGCATTGTTGTGTCGTGTTATGTGACTGCCAGGGGAGCCGGTGAGCGCGCACGCGAAAAAGAACCTTGGCAAAACGACATCGAATGGACCGACCGGCCCGCGTGGTGGCCCGCAAGGAGTCGCACATGAACACCGACCGCGAACTGCTTGAACTCGCTGCGAAGGCG